GGGGGGGCGCGAAGCGCAGGCACGAAGTGCCATTACTACCCCCCTGGGCTGTGTAGTGCAGCCCATACAAATCCTAGTCAATAACCCAAATTACACATTCCACGGGAATAGAGGAATATAATTGGCTAGATTTTTAACTATATAGGGTTTTGATTGGCTGACGTTTATAGAATGTTGAACTTGAAGTTGAACTTTAGTTACACTTGCAATATTTACACATGAGTGTAGGTCATAAATATAGAACATATGTTCTATTAGTATCTCATTTTCGAATTATCGACAAAGAAGAGACACCATGGTTTACAGACGTTCAGCCCGCCGTGCACCTCGTCGTTATACACGACGTCCTTCGTATCGTGCTCCAGCACGTGCTCGACCAGCTCGTCGTCGTACTTATACGAAGCGAGCTACTAGTCGTCGAGCACCCAAGAAGGAGTGTGTTTGTCCAGGAGAGTTAAATCCTGGCAATAAATTTATTATGGCACAACTGGATCCTTTCGATCAAATTGTGACGGGTGCAAAGATTCCAGATAGTAATACTATGCCTAGTATTGCAAATTCTGATGTAGATATTGTCAATTTAGCTAGTACAGCTGTGTCAACTGATTTATCAGCTCTTGCTTTTCGTCCCCAGTACACGTGGGGTACTGTCGTAAGTACTGGTGGTGCAGCAGCTGTGTGGGCACCTCTTTGGGGCGGTGGCACCAATCGTGCCAAACGTGCTCCATACATTGCTGCTATGGAATTGACACGTCCGGTTGCCCATGCAATTCGGATTAGTTCGCCCTTGGCTCCTACTTCAGCTAGTGGGTTTTGTCATATAGGTTTATCTTATGAGACACAATTGGGTGAGACTACTTGGACTTACCCAACAACTATTGCCACTATTTCTGGATTACAACATTACAAGCGTGTAACGATTGCTTCGTTAACACAGTCACCTTTGACTGTTATTAACAAGTGGTTGGATGATTCGGCGTTTCGTTATTCATCGCCATCTAGTACAATGGTGGAGAATGCCACATCCAGTAGTTTCCAGACTGATGGATCTTGGGCAGTTATCGTGATTATGATTGAAGGAGCTCCTACGAGCAGCACGGTTTTAAGTGTGGAACATTTGTTGCTATCAGAAGGGTTGCCACGAAAAGACGGTGTCATTATTGGCACTCTTGCTGCTGCAAACAATCCGCAAGTGTTGCAAGCTGTAGGCGAAATGTCTACTGCTCAGGAGCCATTCCACACTGAAGCTGAACAGGACAGTTACATCCAACGTGGTGTTAACGCTGTTGCACAAGGTGCTGCTGCTCATGGTGAGAGAATGTTTAACACTGTTGCTGTTCCTTTGCTTCAACGCGCTGGTCAATATGGCGTTGGTGTTGCTGTCAATATGGCGGCAATGGCCATGTCAGGCCGCGGAGGTATTTCTGGTGTTAACAGTAATGCTAATCGTTTGACTTTGTAGACGTACCGACTCGAATATCACCGACTACTCGTGCTGTTATTAGACGTATTCCATTACAGGAACGTAATGTCAGGGATAATTATCAGTCTGTAGCACAGAGTGTTGCTGAAATAACGCGTATTCGTGCGGAAACTGCGCGTCAGCGTAGGCAACACCGCATCGATATCCGGCGTCAGCAACGTACACCTGGTTTGCTTGAATATCAATTTGATGCAACTGGCAATGCATTGCTTGACAGCGCAAATAGCTTATATCTTGAAGATGAATTTGTTGACCTTTAGATATCCATTAAAGGGTCAAATTAAAACGTGGAATTTATCAAAAAGTACCCCTATATTGATTATTCGTTTGTTAAATCTACGATATCCTGAGCTGTTTCCATAACACCAGTGATCTGAGACACTCTGGCTCCGTAGATTCTATGGATTGCTTGATTTTCGTGGCAGATGCGGGAGATCAAGTCGATGAGATTATCGCGCTCGTCCAGTGCCTCGACCAGATAGTGACGCGTGCTTTCCAATATCTGACCTCTTTCTGTCAGTTGCGTATTGAATTCATCCAAACGACGCCACGCGTTTCCGCAATATTCTTCCCAAAGAGATCTTTCAAGTTCGCGACGCTCGAGCTCTTCTTCCAAATCCGTGATTCTCTCGCTGAAGTTGGCAAGTAGAATTGATTGAAGTCTTCCTGAAGTGGCCAAGTTGACGTTAGCCATGCGTTCTTCGTGATTCATCGTGCGTGCTGGGGGGTAAATTCGATAATGAAGCTTTCTGCAAATAAAATACGGAGCACCGTGTCGTAGACTCCGAAGGAAGGTAGTGACTTTTTATTAAAGAAATATTCATTATCGAATTTACCCCCCAGCACGCATGATGAACACAAGAACCATAGCTACTCAACTAGACCATTTAGGAAGTTCAACAATTCACTATCTACTTCTGCAGGGAATCCGTTTTGATAGATAGGCACGAGCTCCGAACTTGAATGACTCTCGGAAGAATTAAGCGATATGCGAGGTGAGTGTGGTGATTCAATAGCATCTGACGAAAGATCAGACTCTGGAACAGCACACGCTACTTCTGTCAGCGCACTTAGATGAGTCGCATTATCTCTCGCTTGATCAGCATCCGCCGGAAAATGAAGCTCATGGAATCTACGGAACAGAGGATCTCGATCTTGGTGATTTGGAAAACACTCGGATATCGTATAATTTGACAGAACGATAATCTTTCTAGGGCGTATTTTTTGTAAAGTTCCACCTTTAATTTGCCCTGGAAATGGATATCGGTCGGCCCATATCTTTAGCTGAGAGCCCGAAACTTCGTTTTTGGGCGACCATTCTTCAATTACAACGATGTTTTCATTGGTGTATCCATCCCACCATTTATTCAATTGTTTTTGATAATGTTCCGGGTAAACCTCCCACGCTAAACGCGATTTACCTGATCCTGTTGGACCAATCCACCATTCATGTAGTAATTCACCATCTAGAATTACTGGTACTCTTATTCGCATTGAGAGCAGTTGATTACATCTTGTAATCCACATGTGTGGATGATTGTGTTCAATCCATTCGAAGTCACCAGTTTTTGCGTGTTGGATGATTTCTCGGTATTTCTCTTGCGCTTTTGCGATTGAATTGGCTTGTTGGAGTTCTCGATCAATGGGAGGAACCCCCCTTTCAGTGAACAATCCGTCTTTCTTTGAATAGGTGATAGCTTGTTCAACTGTTCCTCTTCGCTGGTCAAGATATGCTCCTGGGAGTAATCTAGCCACAGCTGATCTTGTCTTGGCATTTGCGAAGTGGATGAATCCTTGTAAGTGAGGAGTTCCTCTGAGTTCTCCTCGTTCGATTCCATAGACGACGTACTCGCACTCGATGATTGAGAGGCATAGTATGTGGTCTGACTTGAAGTTGTTGATTGTGAAGATCCAGCTTCTTCCTCGAAACGACATATTGGACAATCACAAATTGATTTCACGTGTGGAATGCAGCAACGTGGACACTGAATCATATATGAGCACTTAGAGAGCGGAGTATCACCGAAGCGTAGCGTAGGTCGATAGCGCGGCGCGTAGTGCGGAGGAAAGATCCAACGATGGACACACAATTGTTTTCCGAGCGAAGCGAGTCGAGCGAAGCGAGTAAATTGAGATATGTGGCTTAGACCAGGGGGGGCGCGAAGCGCAGGCACGAAGTGCCATTACTACCCCCCTGGGCTGTGTAGTGCAGCCCATACAAATCCTAGTCAATAACCCAAATTACACATTCCACGGGAATAGAGGAATATAA